TGGACCCGTGATTGGGCAACCTGTACCATTTCAACAACAGTTTGCACCGGCAGCACCCGTTACGCCTGTGTTTGGACCGGGACAACCCGTGGGTCAGCCAAAAGAAACATTTACGTTTGAACAGTTAATGCCCACGTCTGGTGGTGTATCCGAAACTCGTGAATATCGTAATGCAGACGGAAAGTCTTTGTATATCCCGTTTATTAACGGTGAGCCAGTATACCCAATACCAGAGGGTTATACAGAGTATAAACCAGACGCAACGCCTGACCCTACACCAGACCCGGTGACAACAACAACGGCAGCGGCACCTAAAGAAGAAGACCCTAGTCGGATTACTCCAGAAGAGCAACAACGACAACGGGAAGCAAACGAAAGAATTAGAAATCGCAAAGCTGCTGCTAAAGAGTTGGGCTATACAAAAGAAGCAAGTGCTATTGGTCAAATGGCTAAAATGCTTATTCCGGGTGCTGGGATGCTTACAGGAAAAGAAGAACCGGGAACAATTATGCCGGACGGCAGCATTGCGGATGGTCAGGGCAATACTTTTGACCCTATCACCGGTGAACAAATCGGAGGCAAAGGATTTTTAGGCTTGGGCAAATCGGCTGCAGAAAAATCTATAGCTGGTTTTGAAGAGATGTCAGAAGAGGAAAAGAAAACTGCTCTTGCTGGCACACTTGGTGTTCCCGAATCGAGTGTGGCAGGACTAAGGTCAAAAGCAGGTGAACAAAGTATTCAAGATGTTTTGAGCGGGGTTGTTGCACCTGAAACGACGCAAGTAGAGACTACCCTTCAGGCCACCCAACAAGCAAGCGAAACTGCATCTGATGCAGCAAGAAACAACATCAAGTTTTTAAACGATGTTATGAATCAACTAAATATTCCCGAAAATCAAAAAATGGACTATTTGGTAAAAGCTGCTGCTGGAAAGGGTTCACAGACTTTTGCGACGGGACCGGCTAGAACAGACGTTGTGCGGGTTGATTTTTCCACTTTTACGCCTGAAGATAGTGCTGCAGCGCAAGAAGTCCTTGATGTTATAGGAACTCGTGGCGACGACAGCCTAAAGTCTATGTTGACTTCTTCACGAGAAGTAGCACAAGCAGAAGTTCGGCCAACAGCAGCGGCTTCTATTTACAAAGAGCCAGACCCTGCAGGAGACATTCTTCCGGGTGAGCCGGGTTCTGATACCGCTTTTGACCCAGTTCGTCAAGAACAAGAAGACCGTCAGACACAAAACTACATTAGCAAAGGTTATGATGAGCCACGAGCAAAAGCCGCTGCAAAAAATAAAGTAGCTGCTGATAACATTGCAAAACAACAGGCGCGTGATAGAGGTGAGAGTGAAGAGCATGTAGCACAAACAACTGCTGTTACAGATAGCAGCGGAAAACCTGTAACCACCACAAGTGCAGTCACTGGTAAAACAACTGTTGTAACAAATGAGCCAGAAAAAGATGACCCCGGTCCAAGTAAAATTGTCTGCACGGAAATGTACCGTCAAACACAATTAGATGATTGGAAACAAGCTATAAAAATTTGGGGTGTGTATGAGAAAAAATACTTGACACCATACCATGAAAAAGGTTATCATTGGTTGTTTAAGCCTTGGGTAAGGGGAATGCAGACGAGCAGTATTCTTACCTCTGTTGGTGCATATCTTGCACAGGCTAGAACTCAACATCTAAAACACGTTATGACTAAGGGTAAAGCACCAGATAGTTTTGTAGGAAACGTGTGGTGTAAAATTATACATCCTATTGTGTATATCGCCGGAAGGACAAAAGAATGGCTGAAACTGTAGAAGAACTTAAACAAGAAATGATAGACAGATTTGTTGCACTCCCAGCGGAAGAAAAAGATGTGCTTACAAGTATGATTGGCACACAAGAGTTTCGTGTTCTTGGTAAAGTTCTTGGACCTGAATTATCTAGGATTGCAAATTTTGCTGCAATAGAGCCTGCAGTAAAACCTCGCAGACGTGGCCTAGCTTCACGTTAAATAGCTAGTTATGTTGGCTACCTAATCCCCCACCCCACGTGGCTACGGTTGGCCCCAACTTGGAGAAAATGAAATGGCAGAAGCCGCAGAAATCATAGCTGAAGAAATGCAGCCCGAAAAAAAAGTTGCATTTGCATCCCGCAAATATAGCAACGCAGATAAACGAAAAGAAGAAGAGGAAGAACTTGAGCAGATGCTCAAAGAACAACGTGGTGAAGTTGAAGACAGTGTAGAAGATGTAGAAGAAGAACCTACTAGCGCGGAAGAAAAAACATTTAAAAAGCGTTACTCTGACCTTCGTAGGCATCAACAACAACAAGCAGAAGAACTAAAAAAACAAATTGCAGAACTGCGCAATCAGCTTGACACCGCTACTAAAAAAGAAATGAAATTGCCCAAGTCAGATGAAGACATTGAAGAATGGGCAAAAGAATATCCAGATGTTGCTGCAATCGTAGAAACAATTGCAATGAAGAAAGCAAGTGAGCAGTCGAGCGCACTTGAAGAACGTATCAAAGCAATTGATGAAATGCAACTATCTGCAACAAAGGAAAAAGCTGAAGCAGAATTAATGCGACTACATCCTGACTTTGATGAAATTCGTGATAGTGATGAGTTTCATCAGTGGGCTGAGTCTCAGCCTAAATGGGTTCAGGATGCGCTTTATGAAAACGACGACGACGCACGTTCTGCTGCTAGGGCAATTGACCTCTACAAAGCTGATATGGGTATTGGCAAAAAGAAACCCAAATCAGACAAAGACGCAGCCAAGTCTGTGTCCACAAAGAATAGTCGTAGTAAGCCGCAAGAGAACGAAGAAGCATCATATATAAAAGAGTCGGATGTGCAGCGCATGTCTGCACAAGAATACGAAAGTCGTTCTGACGAAATCATGGAAGCCATTCGTTCTGGCAAATTTGTCTATGACATGTCGGGTTCAGCCCGATAAAAAAAGTATTGACAAATGGTTATTTTTTAGTATAACTATAGTCAACAAAGGTGTAAGTGGGTTCGCTACCTGCTTGCACCAATACGCAAACGCTACCGTCTTATGGATTACCTGACGAGCATGGCCCGTTGAATATCTGGTCGGCCAACTAGATAGAATACGCACCCAAGTGAATCAGCCTCTGATTAGTCTGGTGAGTTTGCATCTGTAAAATGCTAAATAGGAGATAATATCATGGCATTCAAAACTGCTGCCGGGTATGGTAATCTTCCTAACGGTAATTTTTCGCCCGTAATTTACAGCAAACAGGTGCAGGTCGCTTTCCGCAAGGCCGCTGTTTGTGAAGCAATCACCAATAACGACTACTTTGGTGAGATTGCGCAAATGGGTGATTCCGTTCGGATTATCAAAGAACCCGAAATCACTGTAAAGGAGTACGCACGTGGTGCGCAAATTACTCCGCAAGACCTTGATGACGAGGATTTTACCCTTGTTATTGATAAGGCAAACTATTATGCCTTTAAGGTCGATGATATTGAAGAGGCGCATTCGCACGTTAACTTCCAGTCACTGGCAAGTGACCGTGCTGCATATCGCCTTGCTGACCAGTTTGACCAAGAAGTTCTTGGCTATCTGTCAGGCTTCAAGCAATCCGCTATCAGTTCTGCTGCTGGCACCGCTAACGACGTAGTAAGTGGTTCCAAAGCTGTAGCTACTGCTGGCTCTGACGAACTTCTGACTAGCATGAAGTTGCGTAAGGATAGCTTTGGCAATATCACTACTTCGTCTGCTGGCGACCACTCAATTCCGGTTGCAGCACGTTTTCCGGGCGCGACAGCCGCTCCGACTGCCACTGCCTCACCTTTGCAGGTTATTTCGCGCATGGCGCGTCTTCTTGACCAGCAGAATGTAGACTCGCAGGGCCGTTGGTTGGTTCTCGACCCCGTGTTCATTGAAATGCTGAAAGATGAAGACTCACGTCTTCTGAACTCAGACTTCGGTGGTTCTGGACTGCAGAACGGTCTGGTTGTAAACAACCTGCACGGTTTCAACGTCTATGTATCTAACAACCTGCCATCTGTTGGCACTGGTTCTGGAACTTCTGGTTCCGCTAACCAGAACTCCAACTTTGGTGTGATTGTTGGTGGTCATTCTTCTGCCATTGCAACTGCAGAGCAGATTAATAAGACCGAAACTTACCGCGACCCTGACAGCTTCGCTGATATCGTTCGTGGTATGCATCTCTATGGCCGTAAGATTCTTCGTCCTGAAGCAATCGTAACTGCCAAGTACAACGCAGCGTAAGGAGACTGAATCATGGCAACTTTTGACCTCACCTCCTCCGCAACCGCTGGAGTTAATTCTAACTCTATTGCTGCACTTCCGGCAAGCCGTGACGGCATGAACATGCGTATGATTGAGGGTATCCTTGATATTGATAAGCTGACCAGCTATTCTTGCACGAATGGCGACATCTTTCAAGTTCTGGAAATCCCAGCCAATACGATGGTTCTGTTTGCTGGCGCAGAAGTTCTGAAGGCTTTTGACGGGTCTTCTCCTACTGTTGACATTGACTTTGCCGAAGGCGATGACATTGTTGACGGTGGCGATGTCACCAGCACTGGTTTTCTCGCTTCGGGAAGCAACGGTGCTGCAATGACGACTTCTGGCACAATTACGTTCACTCAGCACGTAACTACAACTGACACGATTGATGTTAAACTGATTGCCTCTTCGGCTGACGTTACCACTGGTCGTCTTCGTGTAGTAGCTTGTGTTGTTGACACCAACGGTGCGCAGGAACTTGCAACAGAAGTAGACCGCGATACTCTCGCGTAACTAATATGGGGGGCGGCAGAAGTCGCCCTCCTAACTTTTTAAGGATTTCTTATGGCGTATAATTATCTGGACATCACAAACGAAGTCTTGGCAAGGTTTAACGAAGTGGCACTAACCTCGTCTAACTTTACAACTTCACGTGGATTTCAGACACAGTGTAAGAATGCTGTCAATGACGCTATTAACTATATTTATCAGCGTGAGTTTGGTTGGGCGTTTAGTCACTCATTGCAAACCCAAACACTTGTTGCTGACCAAACACGATACACAGTAGACTCTTCTTTGTATCACGTAGACTACGAAACATTTCGTATTGAAAAAAGTGACGCGCTTGCAACAGCAGGGGTGTCTTTGCGTATAATAGAATATAAAGAATATGTAGATAAGTATATCGACCAAGAAAGCACATCTGATGTGGGTGGCATACCTATCTATGTATTTAGAACGCCAGACAATAACTACGGCTTGTTCCCATACCCGGACAAGGCGTACACACTAAAGTTTGATGCATATACCAGACCAACGGCATTAAGTGCAACAACAGATGCACCTGATGTACCAGAACAGTTTCGACAAGTTATTGTAGATGGTGCCACTGCATACGGCTATCAGTATCGCGGTGAAGCACAGCAATACGGTATTAACTTTTCCAGATTTGAAGAGGGCATTAAACATATGCAAAGTATTCTTATTAACAGAGACTTTACATATGTAAGGTCAACATTCTTGCCTCATTCACAAAGGTACGGAGTATCTATTTTCCCGACAGGAACATAAGACATGGCTGATGAAGCACAACTTAGCCCGTTTGTTTTTGCATGTCAGGGGGGACTTGTCCTAGACCAATCTACGTTTGCCATGCAACCGGGGATGGCATTAGAACTGCAAAACTTTGAGCCAGACATTAGCGGTGGCTATAGGCGAATTTCTGGCTATGCAAAGTGGAACAGCAATATTGTGCCACAGACAGCGGCATCTACAGAGCCTGTGCTCATGGTGGCACACTTTAATTCAAAGGTTATTGCTGCTCGTGGCACTAAAATATTTGAGGGTGGCACAACTGGTTCATGGTCAGAAATAGATACAGGTAGAACAAATGCTGGACGTTATACATTCTTTAGGTACAATCTCGCAGGAACAGATTTTATCATATGGGCAGACGGTGCTAACAACGCTACTAAGTA